ATTCAGATGTTGTGGACGAAGATTAAAAATATATTTACTGGAAAGGATAAAAACTGGGATGGTAAGGTTGACATTCATGATAAAATGATTGAAGCTGAGGAGAAGGTTGATGCCCATAAGAAAGGTAAAAGGCGGGTGGAAAGTAAATAATACTCCCGGAATTTCTAAAACAAAGAAAGCAGCGAAGCAAAGACTTCGCGCTATCAAATACCGCCAAAAGAAGAGAAAAGGGAAGGGACGTCGAAGACGTTAGGAGAAAACAATGAGAGCAATTAAATTGCTATCAGCAAAAGAATCAGCAGGTAATAGTTTTGCCAATGGATCTACTGTAAATGGTGCCACTAATGTACTATGTGTACATACTGGAGGAACTGCAGGAGTAATAACTGTACTAAATGCAGACGCAGCAGGTGGTGGAACAGTTGGACTAAATATAGCGGGCTCTGGTGATGCCCAAATAATTATAAAGAAAGATCCTACTGATATAATATATGCAAATCAAGGTAGCATAGAATTTACATCTGTACTAACAGAGAACTAGTATGCCTAGAAAGAAGTTAAAGACCAGTCGTAAACAACGACTTGGTAAAAGAGTTAGTGCTTCAAAAAGAAAAACTAGCAAGAAACGTACTTCTTATCAAAAGTATAAGAAGGCACGAACACAACGATTAGGGAAGAGAAGTTAATGCTACATGAAATAGATTTACAACATTTGGATGCTCATTGGCTAGACGTTATTTCTAAAGCTGCACAAGGAGCATTAGAAAAAATAGATAAAGAGTCTAGAGAGGGTCCAGATAATGTTAGTCCAGAGCAAGTTGCAATAGCAACTATGGCTGGTGGATTTCTATACTTGTATCATTTAGCTCAAGTAAATCATCTAATTGATCCAGATAACACACCAATGACTTATCATTAATGTTAGAGATCAGTAGAAAAGATATTCCAGAAGGGAAATTAGTAAATTATCCTTCAGAAGATAGATTTATAAAACTTCCTATAATGCCTTATATGAATCTTTTAGGTGTTACACCTATTCCATCTCAAGTTGCAATAATCAATGCAATTAATAATCCAAAATATCGTTTTATCTGTGGTGCCGTTTCTAGGCGTCAAGGTAAAACATATATATCTAATATTATTGGGCAACTTACAGCATTAGTTCCAAATAGTAATATTTTATTGATGTCACCTAATTATGCGTTGTCTCAAATTTCATTTGATTTACAAAGACGGTTAATTAAGCACTTTGATTTAGAAGTTACGAAGGATAATGCAAAAGATAGAGTAATTGAACTATCAAATGGGTCTACTGTGCGTATGGGATCAATAAATCAAGTGGATTCTTGTGTAGGAAGGTCATATGACCTAATAATATTTGATGAAGCAGCCCTTGTAGATGGTAGAGATGCCTTCAATATAGCACTAAGACCGACTTTAGACAAAGAAAACAGTAAAGCACTCTTTATTTCAACCCCTCGGGGACGGAATAACTGGTTTGCAGACTTTTATTATCGTGGTTTTACTGACCAGTTTCCAGAATGGTGTTCTGTAAAGGCAACTTATCATGAAAACCCTCGCTTTAGTGAAGAAGATATCCTTGAAGCTAGAAATTCAATGTCTAAAGCTGAATTTGACCAAGAATATCTAGCTGATTTTAATACTTATGCGGGTCAAATCTGGAAATTTAACTTTGAAGAGTGTATTGCAGACTTAGAAGAGCTTGATATTTCGAAAATGGACATAATTGCAGGTCTTGACGTGGGTTACAAGGACCCAACAGCCTTATGCGTAGTAGCATATGATTGGGACGTGCAAAAATTCTATGTTTTAGACGAATATCTTGACGCTGAAAGGACTACTGAACAACATGCGGTCCAAATTAGGGAATTACAGGACAAATATGATATAGATTGGATATATATTGACTCTGCTGCACAACAAACAAGGTTTGATTTTGCACAAAATTATGATGTTACTACTATAAATGCGAAAAAGTCTCTTTTAGATGGAATTGGCCAAGTTGCGAGTCTTGTAGATAATGATAATTTGATTGTAGACCAAAGATGTCGTCATACGATAGAATGTTTAGACCAATATCAATGGGATGCAAATCCTAATTTGATGAAAGAAAGGCCAAAACATGATGCGTATTCACACATGGCAGATGCTCTTAGATATGCGCTTTACAGTTTTGAGACATCTTCGACCACTTTTTAATCAGCAGACCTACAAAAAAATTATTCTTGACATTAGCGTGGTAATTTAGTATAATACAAAGTAAGAGAAAAATTAATGGATTTAAAGCGAGACCTAGTCAAATACGTTAGAGACAGAGCAAAGTCAAAGTATGATAAGGGAACGGAATGTCGGATTTGCGGAAGTAAAGAAAATCTCGACTTCCATCACTTCTACGGATTGACAGAACTGTTAGATAAGTGGCTAAGAGGTAATAACCTTAATATCCAAACCGCCGAAGAGATCATGGAGGTAAGAGATACTTTTATCGAGGAGCATTTACGAGAACTATATGAAGAAGCTGTTACTCTTTGTCACGATCATCATTTACGACTACACTCCATTTATGGCAAAAGACCCAAATTATTCACCGCCCAGAAGCAAGAGCGTTGGGTAGAAAGACGAAGAGAAAAACATGGCATGGTATGACCGATTTATAGGGAGAACAACTCCTATAGAAACAGAAGAAGAAAAAATTAATCCCTCACAATATCTTATTGGTCGAGAGGAAGGTTTGAATATAACTTCTAGAGAAGTTGTTACTAATTATAGAGATGCTTACGAAAAGTTAGAAGTAGTTAATAGAGCTGTAAACATAGTAGTAGATGATGTTGCAGAAATACCAGTAGATGTTGGTGGAAAAGTTGCTGGAATGACTCCAGTTTATAAAAATGTTAGAAGGGTTACTGTAAATAGATTACTAAATATAGAACCTAATCCATTTCAAGATATAAATTCTTTTAAAAGAAATCTGATAATTGATTTATTGATTGACGGAAACATTTTTATCTATTATGATGGTGGAAACAATGCTCTTTATCACTTGCCCGCAGAAAATGTAGAAATAGAAACAGATGATAAAACTTATATAAAAAAATACACATATCAGGGGCAAGTTGATTATAGTCCAGATGAAGTTATACATATTAAAGAAAATAGCTTCAACTCTATTTATAGAGGAGTACCTAGACTGAAACCAGCTTATAGAACAATGTTACTTTTGAACTCTATGAGAAACTTTCAGGATAACTTCTTTAAGAATGGAGCAGTACCAGGATTAGTACTGAAAAGTCCAAATACATTAAGTGAAAAGATAAAAGAAAGAATGTTAGCGGCTTGGAGAGCCCGTTATAATCCAAGTACAGGAGGTAGAAGACCTCTTATACTTGATGGTGGGCTAGAAATTTCTAATCTTACAGAAGTTAATTTTAAAGATTTAGATTTTCAAGCAGCAATAAGTTCTAATGAAAAGATTATACTACAAGCAATAGGCGTTCCGCCTTTGCTACTAGATAGTGGAAACAATGCAAATATTAGACCAAATCATAGGTTGTATTACTTAGAAACTATACTACCTATAGTACGAAAGGTTAATTTTGCATACGAGAGATTCTTTGGATTCGATTTAGAAGAGGATATAAGCGGAGTACCTGCTTTACAACCCGAACTAAAAGATCAGGCAGCTTATTACAGTACTTTAGTTAATACTGGAATAATGACACCAAACGAAGCCAGAGAAGCAATGAGAATGGAGCCGTTAGAAGGACACGATGATTTAAGAATCCCTGCTAACATTGCAGGCTCAGCGGCCAATCCGTCAGTAGGCGGAAGACCCGAAGAAGAAGAGGAAGAAGAAAATGGCGAGTAAAAAAGCTGTATTAAAAGAACTTGCTGATTATTTTGCTGACAAGGGAAAAATCTTGTCTATTGCTGAATATAAAGCAGCAGAGGATAGACCAATAAGATATATGCTAGCAAAAAGACCTTTCGGGTCTTGGAACCGCATGACATCAATGGTCAAAACTAATTTCCCCGAGCAATGGGCCAAAACACAAGCCCCTGCTCCAGCGCCAACTCCTGCCCCAAAAGCAGCGCCTAAAAAGGTCGCGCCTAAGGTAGCGAGCGCCAAGAAAGGAAAATAATTATGCAAAAGATTTTCAATTTAACATCTACTTTCAAGTTTGTTGATGAAGCAGACGATGGAAGCGTAAATATCAAAGGATATGCCAGCACTAACGATACAGATAGAGCGGGGGATGTTATAGAAAAAGAAGCATGGGAGAAGGGAGGATTGGATAACTATACGAATAATCCAGTTGTTCTTTTTAACCATGATTACAATAGACCTATCGGTCGAGCCACAGGTCTAGAGACCGACGATAGGGGACTAAAAATTACCGCAAATATATCAAAAAGTGCTGGTGATGTAACAAATTTAGTCAAAGAAGGTATTCTAAGAGCTTTAAGTGTAGGTTTCCGCGTCAAAGACGCAGATTATATCGAGGAAACTGATGGACTTAAAATCTCTGATGCGGAGCTGTTTGAAATTAGCGTGGTCTCTGTACCCGCAAATCAATCAGCCACCTTCTCTGTGGCAAAAGCTTTCGACACTCAACAAGAATATGATGAGTGGAAAAAGCAATTTGTCAAAATACCCGAGGCTATTGAGCCTCAAGACACAGACGACAGTCTGTCTTCAAGGAAAAACGAAATGTCAGAAAAAATAGAAGACTTTAATCTTGAAGAGTTCGCAAAAAAAGTTGCCAGTGAAACAGCAGCAAAAATTGCAATGCAACAAGCAGAATCCAAAGCGAAAGCAGAAGAAGAAGCTATTGTAGACGCAGAGAAAGCCGCAGAAGAACAAGCAACTCAAGAAGCCGAACTTGAACAGAAAAAAGCCGAAGTTAAAGCTATCGTTGAAGCAGGAACCTCTGGAGCAGAAGAATTAGTTTCTGAACTAGAAAAACGTGTAAACGAAAAGTACGACAACGTAGAAGAAGTAGTTGACAGCCTTAAAGCAGAACTGAAAGAGAAATCTGAAGAAATCACAAAGATCCGTGAGTCCAAAAGACAATTTGGTGATAGAGGTAGACCTCTAGATCCCAACGCGGATATTAAAGATATAGAAGATGCATGGCTACTAGCCAAAGCATTAGGTAAAAGAAGTATCGAAGATACCGATTATGGTAAATCCGTTATGGAAAAACAAAATTCTATGTCTGGTGTTGCAGTTTCTTCAGCCGATTTCGAACAAGTTGTAAGCACTAATATCGAAAGAGACATTGAACTCCAACTCGTGTTGGCCCCTCTATTTAGAGAAATTTCAATGACGAGTGCTACACAGATTCTACCTATCTTACCAGATAGTGGATATGCTGAATTTACTGCTAACCAAGCAGCTAC